TTCTTTAGCTTCTTCTATATTTTCTTCTAAATGTTTTATATGTTCTTCTGTATAATTCATAATATTTTACTTTTTATTAGATAAAAAAATATAGGGACTATCAATCCCTATATTATATTAACCCCATTAACCATCTACACTTGATGTATAGTTATTTATTCTTCTTCATCTTGACTTTCGCCATCTTCTGTATCTTCTTCTTGATAACGATATTTCATTATTAATTTATCAGCAATTCTCTGCCGTAAATTCTCTCTTAATTCATCATCATTATCTAGCAATTCCGTAAAATCTTTACTACGAAATGCTATGGGTTCATCTGTCAAAACTTCACCCGTTTCCAAGTCAACTTTATCAATATAATTCCAACCACCTCTTACATTGATAATACCGTATTTTTTTCCGGTATCAAACCAAGATGCGTAATCATCTATCCCTCTATCAAAATAAATATCAAACTCTGCTTCTCTGTGAGGAGGACCTACAGTATTCTTAAAAACTTTAACTTTGGTTTTTGCTCCAATCTGCATATCATCATCATCATCTAAGATTTTACCTACAGAACGTAACCTTAACCTAGTCGTTGCATGAAACTGTAATGCCTTTCCGCCTGGAGTAGTTGTATTATCTCCAAATTGAACTCCCATTTTCTCTCTCAACTGATTAGTAAAAATACAAAGGACTCTTTCCCTTCCTATCATCCCTGTCATTTTACGTAATGCCTTACTCATTATAATTGCCTTATCTGTATTCCAACCACCTTTATCAAAATCATCATCCTTTTCAGGCTCCGTACTTGCGGCCGCGACTGAATCTACAACAATTGTAACAAGTTTTTTATTATCGGATGAACGTATTTTTGTAATAATAGATTCCATTACTTCAAATACTCTCTCCATTGTATCAACTGGAACATATAGAACTTCATCTACATTAATTCCTATTGCTTTCCAAAATTCAGATGAAGTTCTGTTTTCCGTATCTATATAAACTGCAATCCCACCTTTTTTCTGTGTTGAAAGAACTGCGTGGGCGGCAAGAAGCGATTTCCCACTCTGCTCCCACCCCGCAATCTCAATAATTCTTCCAATAGGATAACCACCATCTAATCTATTAGAAATTGCTAAATCTAATGTAGTGCTTCCTGTGGATATCCATTCATCAACATTAGTAGGAGAATCTTCATCTCTTTCAAGATTATATGCAATTTTTTCCCCTTTGTACTTTTTATTAAGTACTTTGGTTAAATCATCTATTAATTCTCTCTTTTTCATATGATATTTTAATCATTAGTTCCATTAAACAATTCATCAAACGCATCTTCTACACTAGAATTATCTTTTTGTGTATCAGATTCATCCCAAGGGACTTCTTCGTCGGATGCATCAGTAGTAGATGAACTATTTTTGGAATTCTGATTAGAAGATGAATTATCAGAACCACCTTTATCCAAATAAGCATTTAATTTTTGCTCAAGTTCTGCATAACTTAATGGTTTAAAGATTTTTTTAATTTCCGGCTGATTATTAATCATTTCCTTCAATTTATCCAAATCTTCATATGCAGGTTTTTGATTTGGTTTTGGAAGAATAGTTGTTTTAGGGAATCCGTTACTTTTATTCTTAGGCCATCCTTCTGGAATCTCATAAGTAACTTTAATATCTCTACCAGTTTTTGGATGTGTGATATCTCCCCAATCAGGATCTGCTATGTAACCCAAAATTTGCTCATATACTTGCTTACCAAATCCCCAATATTTTACTCCTTCTTCTTCTTTGCCTCTGACCAATACTGGAACATAAGTTCTCATTGAAGGTTCAAATCTCTTACTTTGATTATAAGATTCTTCATCACCTTGCTGCTTTAACTGCTGTCCGAATTCATAAATAGGATCGGGATCTCCATATGAAATTGGAGATGTCAAAATATCTCCACCAAAATTAAAATGTGTGTACATTTCAATAAAAGGATTTGAAGGATTTTCTTTATAAGGGACAATTCTTACAATTTGTTCACCTTCATCTGGCTTCCACAAAATATTTCCGCCACTATTTCCTCCATTATTATTACTTTCTTCTTGCAACTTTTTAAGTTTGCCTTTGATTTGATCAATATCTATTGACATATTGTTTACCTATAACTAAATTTATATTTTCTTATTGTAACTATTTTAACTCTCAATCACATAAATAATATATGTAGATTTTGAATTATTATCAAAAATTATCCCTTTTGCTTTCAGGATGAAAATCGATATATTTGTTCAAGATTTGTATGTATATGAACTAAATCCCAATGTTCTGTTAATAATAAGGAATTTCTGTAATTTTTCCAATTAATTTCCCAACTGCTATTTCTGTAACCCAATTCTTTCATTACTATTTTATTAACAGCATTGATTGTGTATAATGTATTTGTTTCTCGTTTCCTGTGAATTGCCATAGTTCTATACGGAACCTCACCATAATCTTTATCTACTACATTATAAGATAAAAATAAATTAGAAGAATCATCTCTGTCTGATAAAATAAAAATTCTATCATCCATTAATTCATAGCATTTATCAATATAATTTATAGTTTTATCTAAATATTTATTATTTGTAAATGTAAGTAATAACTGTGTATTCATATTTATTTTAATTTCATCTAAAATTGGACATTAATTAATGCTTCTCCATCAATTTCCAATCCAAGATATTCAGCAAATTTTTTAATTCCTTGTGTTGCCGCTTTTTTCAAATTACTTAAAATTCTTTTGATAACATTATTATAAAACATTTTTATTTTATTAAAAATGTTATTCATTAACCTCTTACCTATGTCTTTCAATTTTCGCATCATTCCTTTCAAAGAAAATTCATTTAAAATATTTTTTCTTTCATTGAAATAATTTTCAAATAATTCATCAACATCACAATGCAATTTTTGAATTTCATTTTCAATTACAATATTAGTTTCTTTCTCAAATGAAGATAAATCATTATAATCAACATTTTCACTTAACAATCTCAATGCAGTATATTTAGAACGGCCAGATGATTTAAATGAAACTTGAACATTGACATGACCCGAATATGAATCCGCCCATTTTTCATCCACACCATCTACAGTCACATCACCATTTTCTCCAAAAATTAGTATTTGATTTGCTATAGGATCTAAGGTTGAATTCAAATCAGCCGTTCCTGAGAATTTAAAATTACCACTTGCTGCTTCATAAACACACCAAGTTTTAAATGCTTTATTTCCTTTAAATATTTTTTTAAATTCTTTATCTAATTTTTTATTGTTAATTTTTGCATTAACAATATCTCTAACTTCTGATTGAAGTTGTTCCGTTCCCAAAGATCTCCAGTAGTCATCAAACCATTTCATTATTTTACGTTCTGATAATGGTTCTATCCCATCAATAATCCAATTTTCATAATTTCCTTGCTGGTCTGTTAATCCTATAATTTTTAATTCAGCTCTAACATGCCTTTTTATTTCCTTAGAACTAGCTTTTATATTTAATTTTCTAATACTATTTTCAACCTGAGGAATTCTCCATTTAATATATGCTTTTTCTACACTATTTTTAACTTGAGTAACACTTCTATCTGTGTTTAAATTAACAAAATCGTGTTCTATAGAATCAATTACATATTTTAAATCTTCTTTTTCCTGCTTAGAATATTTTTCATAAAATCCTAAACCTCCCATAAAAATCCCTTTGGTATCACCAGCTTTTCCACTAACTAATTGAGAACCACCTTTCTTTTTAACTGATACTCTGTGAGCCTTTCCACCAAAAATATCAGTTTTAGGTGTCCCATCGCTAGAAGGCCATTGAGGTGAAGGTGTGTAGCTATCACCGCCCGTTTGCTTCAAATACGGGCCCAAATCAGGTAATTTTTCAGCAACAGGTCTACATACTTCTGTTAGATGTTCTTTATATTTTTCGTACTTATCTGGATCCACATCAGCCTTTTTAAATGCTTCTGAATCATCCATGCCTTTTGCTTTATTATATTCCACACATAATCCCATTTCATAATATGCAGCATCTCTGGGTTTCTTATTTTGACCACCTCCTTGTCCAGTAAATGTAGATTTTGATATATTAGTCAATGAATATAATTTCCCATCTTTACCTTTCAGTACAGGTTCATACGTGTTACCATCTTTGAAAAAATTATTAAAATCTTCCATCGTTCCATTTCCATCTAAAATAGATTTCAATGTTTTTTGACCGAACCCAGTAGAATTAAGCATAGATTTATCTATAACTACCGTCCCCTTTGGCTCTAATTCAAAAGGTTTCTCATTTTCAATATAATCCAACCATTGAGATTGATATTTACTTTTAGCTAATTCTCTAGAATTGAATTTAGCTTCCAATATAACTCTCTTTTGTTCCTTATTATTACTAAGTTCTGAATAAAAGTTTTTATAATCTATCATTTATATTAATATATGTAATTCTGTGTGTGAATATAAATATAATTCAAATTTATTTTTCTAAATTGCTTTACTATCTTTTGTATTCATATACAATACTTTCCCGTCCGTATCTTCCGTTCTTTTCTTAAATTTTTCATATTCTTCTAAAATCTGGTCAACAACTACATGCCTATGATTTTCTTTTAATTCAATAGAACCAATCTCAGAACGTAAATCTAAATTAGATAAAAATACCATCCCACTATCTTTTTTGTATCTCAAATCTACTTGAGCAATATCCCCACACATTACCATGTTAGAATAAACACCAATTCGACTAATACACATCATAGATTGTTCCATAGTCAAATTTTGACATTCATCTACTATAACAGATGAATTAGTAAATGTTCTTCCTCGCATGTAAGTCAATGGAACAATTTCAATAACATTTTCTGACATTAATTGTTCAAATAATTCATTAGTATTCCCGCCATTATGAGGATTTATCGGTTTCAATATAGTTTCTATACAACTATAAATAGGTGCCATCCACGGGTCTAATTTTTCATTAATATCTCCGGGCAAAAATCCATTATCTTCTGTAGATACCGTTGGTCTTGTTATAACTATTTTATCTATCTTACGATATGCAAATTTTTTAAGTGCCGTGAAACATGCAACAAGTGTTTTCCCACTTCCTGCTTTTCCACTAACTATTGTAAGTGTTTTATCTCTAATAAGTCTGTCTGTTTCTCTCTGCTCCTTGTTTAATTTTTGTTCGAATTGGTCTATTTGATATTTGAGTTTCTTAAATCTTAAATGCTTTCCTGAACCCATATAATTTCAATTAAATTGTTAAAATTAAGTATAATAAAAGAACAATATTATTATCATAACCTTTACAATAAATAGAAATATATATTAGGAATATTATAGATTACAACCCAAATAATTTATTTTTTTCAATTTATATTTATAATTCTGTCACACAATTTTTTGCATATCTTTATAATTATTTCCCTTCTCAATTGTAACAGAAAAATTGCCTCTCTCTAATAACTTTTGTATATCATTTACAATGTTACCATCATTTTCATTATAATCAATAAGAAAAGAATCATATGTATAAAGAACTAATTTAGATTCCTTCTTTCTCAAATATTTATTTAATTGTTTCATTTTAACAAAATTTATTTCCGATTCGAAACATTGTAAAAAATAATTGAATTTTTTAGATAAACTCATATTTTCAACATTCATCATTCTTTTAAAAATAGGCGTTTCTATCACATCTTTCCGTTCCAATGTCCGTTTGAATTCTGCTACTTTTTGAAAAAATTCAATATCTTCAACATCTTCATGTAAAATATCATCTCCATATAAATAAAAGAATGTTTTTTTCTTACTATCTTTATATTGTTCATCAGTTAATTCATTTACCTCAAAATATTTCCTGCCTAACCATTCATGTACCGAAATACCCTCAGGACGTCCTATCTTTAAATAGTTGGATAAGATAGTCGGATGAAAAGCTTGATAATCATACAGATACAATGCGCCGTTCTCAAAGCGACTTGTATAATGCTTTCGAGTATCATCTGATTTATTCAATGCTGCATAGTTAACACCACCAAATCTATTTGATGGTCTACCTGTAGATGTGTAAATATAATACTGTGTGTATTTTATATGATTATCTTTGCAAATACCATTTTTTTCAACTTCGTAAAAAGTTTTAATAACTTCATCATAATTTTTATACGATTCTTTAGTAGTAATTTCTTTATACCCAGTTAATTTATCAAACTCTTTTTCCTTTTTCCCATAAAATTCATTAAATCTATCATATATAATAGATAAAGGTATCATTGTATTTATTTTACTAAATTTATCCCATCTATGATAATAATCATTAAATAATTCATCGAAATGCCATTCATCATTATTCAAATAATATAACAGTTGTAAATCATATAAATTATTAATACCCAGCAAATGATTTAAAGCTGATTTCTTATCATGAACAATAGATATTATTTCATTTTCATTTAAATAATTTATAACATTTTCCAACTGAATATCGCCATGTTTTTCCGTATGTTCTATTGGTATTAAAAAATCATCCCAATGAATAGTATTAACAATATATAAACAGCTTATTCTATTCTCCACGGCATGATATCTATTATCTAAATATATAGGATTTATAACCCAAGTATCATATTCATTAATTTGATTTAATTGCTGTATATTATCCAGTATCATTGATATAAAATTGTAACGGATTGACAACAATCCGTTTTATTCCTTGTAACTTTTTATTTGCTCTGCTTAACTCATTTTCATTTTGAGTTCTAACAAATTCTTTTGTTCCTTTAATATACCAATTTATAATCAAAGTTTCAAAAAAAGGATTATTTTTTACTCTATCATAAGTTTTTTTAGTAACTTCAAAGAACATACTATCATATCGTTTCACAATATATCTTCTAATAGATTCAGAACCAGAATCCACAATAATTTTTTCGTTACTAATATCTGGTAATGGTTGATTTGGTATTTTAATATTATTATTCATCATTTGATATTCTAAATCTTGTTGATAATTCAGTATTCCAAGATGAAGGTGTTACCGTATGAGATACATTCATTACTACAAAATCACCTCTCTTAGAAAAAGCATCAGGTATCCCTTGAATTTTTACATATTGTAATGGATTAATCCCTCCAATTCCCATCATAGGTATATCTAACTTTGCTTCCAACAATGGATTAATACCTGTAGGAGATTTAGTGTTGTTTGAATTATTATTGTCAGATGTTTGTACATTTGGGCTTGTATTTCCTCTCAAATCCCTAACCGCTTGTTTTATAGGAGAGAAAACTAAAGGAATAAGTTCTACACCATACATAGCAAATATTTTATTTAATATTTGCTGGTCATTTAACTGCAATCTATATTTATCAGTTATCATTTTTTTCAAATTATCAATTGTAACATCTGCTGGATCATCAGTTCCCAATGTAGATATAAGCTCATTATAAAAATTATAAGATAATCCTATATCTCCAACCCTCTTTGATGAACCTCCATTGGCAGGGCCCACAATATATCTTCCTAAAAAATCTTTACGAACATCAGCTGATTTTATTTGCTTATTTATTTCACTATCAGATTGATTAGTACTCTTTCCACCATTCAAATCATCCAACTGCTCCCTTATTTTTCTTATTCTTTCTAATCTTTTATCTTTTATAGTTATATGATTTTCGTGATTAGAAAATAATAATAAATTAACTTTTTGAGAATCTAGTGAACCATTTGATGAATTTAAACTATTCATATAAATTTGATTTCCCAATTCTCCTTCCAACCCCACATCAAAATTAATATTATTAAATATAGAATGTTTAGAATCAACTTTAAAAGTATAAGTAGGTTCAGTTCTATTGATACTGAATCCACTAGTATTTAATAAAGTAGTTATATTTTTCTCTGGTTCATTATCCGATTTAGAAACTGCTTCTCCCACAACTTTTAAATCCCACATATTGTCAGTAGAAGCATTTATCATATCAGCTAATTTCTTAATTGTATCTAATACAATTCCATTTGATGATAAATAAATAGATTTAAACTTTCCAAAATTTATATAAGCATTCTGCAATAATTCAATATCATTTCTAGTAGTTTCATCAATTTTGTATGGATGGATAGTCTTAAAATTTGTACGAATTATTTGTTCAGATGTATTAGAACTATTTTCAACATCGAAATAAGAAGCATCACTCAAAAAATCACTCCAAGCTTTATAATTAACCGAATCTTCTATATCATATGTACCTGTTTTATCATTATATGATAATTTTGGATCCCACATATATTTTCTAAATAATAATAAATCAGAATTATAAGAAACTATAGGAGGTTCATTTGGTGTTATAGTTGCTTTTTTAACTGGAATTGTTGAATATAATATATTATCTAACTTTATAGAATTTTTATTTGATACAGTTTGAGCAGCAATATCAAGTTTATTTCTATTCGTAGAAATTCCTTTTTTAGAATATTCTCCATTCAAAAATCCAAAGATATCATCTAATCTAACATATGTAGATGAATCAGAACCATCAAATGCGAATATAATATCTTTTGATAATTTTTTATTTCGTTTATATAATTCATCTTGAAAATGTTTCAAGTCGCTCTGTAATGAAATTGCTATAACTTTTTGTTGTTCAGTAGATATTTTATTTTTATTTGGATTATAATTATTAACATTTGGTGCTACTAATTTAGCTTTAGGAGCTGATATTAATGAAACATCGCAATCAAAGCCCAATGAATCATTAATACTAACATTAAAATCATTGATAATGCCATAAAAGAATTCATAACTACCGCCTGTATCATAAATTCTATTATTCATTTTTTCTATAAAACCAGGTTTTGTAATATTTGAGCGACTGCCAGATTTTATTACACTACTATTAACTAAGTCATTAGCATCATTATTATCAAAAAATGTAATACTTTTTTTCAATTCGTCTGAATTATATCCAAATTCCACAAAAATTGTATTTCCTGGATTCAGTAAAAATGGAACAATAAATTGCAATTGCTCTAATGAATTACATGTAAAATTTAATTTAGCAGTTGTGAAAAAATCACTGCTTTCACCACAAGTTGCTGTAAAATTTTTTAATACTGGAGGGGGGACTCTTCTTGGATTTTTTATATTAATATCTTTATTATCTAATGTTTTTCCTATCTTTTGAATCTCACCATATGCTTCATCAAAATTAGAATTAAATATAAATTGAAATCCATTAAAATGAGTAGAATCTGTTAATATTGAATTCCTAACTTCTTTTAAATTATTAGATTTTCCTTTATCTATCTCTGTATATGAAACTTCTTGCAAACATGAAACTCGTACAAAAGGTGTATAGTTATAAACAAAATTTTTATTACCTTCTCTATTTTCTAATGCTTTAGTAATATTAAAATTTAATGGTTTTAAATCCAACTGAGCATCTGGAGATATTATTGTTTTCATTAATTTAATTCTTTTATTTTAGTAAAAACTGTTTGTATGTCATTAGGAATTCGTAATATAGTTCTATCATTCACATATAAAGATGGTTCGCCTATATTATTATAAACTGCAAGAACCCACCACAACGTAGCATCGTTAAAAAATTGTTCAGCTAATATATCTAATCTACTGTATTCATCGACTTCTATAACTATATCATCTGGGTTTTCTTCAAAGGATGGAAATACGAAAGAAGCATACTGCTGTTTCCCATCTTCTCTTTTTTTAGTATTAAAAAATTTTACTCTACTCATTATGTTAAATTATCTCCAATATTTGTGTTTGTAAATAATGTTGAATCTCCTTGTTTTTCCAATTTAGCATTTTTTGCTTTATATTGAATAGGTCTTTTTTCATCTGTATTTAAAAATGAATTATATGTACCATACCTATTTAATTTAGGATTAGAATCTGGTTGTAATATATCACCATTCACATTCACAGATATTAATCTTGGTTTTCCTTCCGAAAATACCATTTCTTCATCTCCTGTATAAGTAAGAGATGTTGGAAAAAATGGCATTTTTGTAAAATATTTCCCAACACTCAATTTTAGAATATTTGGCTGAATAATATTATCATTTGTATATGAATTAGGATAACACAACCCTACCAAAATATCTAATTTTTTATAAATTGGATATATATCTGATTGTTCATCAACCACTACATCAAAAGAAAATGCTACATTTCTACTTACGGAATTATATTGTTTCAAGGATTCAGGTCTACCATAATATCTAACATCTTCATACCCTACTGAAATAGAATCAGTAAATCCTTGAAAATTTGCCATTCTGAATATAAGTAATTCATCAGAATTTGTAATATGAAATTTTATTAAATGCTCCGTCAATCCATCTGTGATTTCCGAATTTGTTTCTTCATGTAAAATATTATAAGTAGAATAAAAATTCTTACCATTATTATTTTGTATAACATGAATTCTATTCCATTCGTCAGGAAAATCCTGCTTCATCTTATCTTCATATGATTGAGGTTGATAATTTGGTTGAGTTAAAATTTTAGTTCTATCATTTATTTCATCATAAATCCCCTGTGTATCTAATTTATCTTGCTTTGTTTTTGAATCTCTACCTTTATTTTGTATTCCACGAATAATAGTAGAAGGATTAGGAACTTTACTAGCAATGTTATGACCTATACTTTGTAAAGCAGTTTTCTTTGCTTTATCAACTAGACGTTGAGGATTTTGGAAATCTTGATAAGATAACCCAACAGGCCCTAATAAAGAATTAGCGGCGGATTTCCCAATGAAATCTAAAAATCCCGGGATTGATTGAGTAGGTGCATAATTTTTATAAATTTGAATCTGCTTATTTAAATCTTTTTGTAATTTAGGAGATATGTGAGAAAATCCTTTACTCATTTTATCTAAATCACCTTTAAATTCACCACCATTATCAATTTCCGCTAGAAATTCATTAAATCTTTTTTGATATTGTTGTTCTTGTTTTTTTAGATTATTCTTATCCATTATTATCTACCTGCAATTGCCAATTGTTTACTTACCTTTTTACCATCCATATAGGTATCTCCAGCTTTCACTCCATGTTCTTTTAAATATTTCAATAAATCTCTAACTTCTCCCATTATTTCATTATTATTGTTATCGCCATTAACCAATCCAGCAGGATTTTGAGTAGCTATAATATAATCTCTAGGATTTGTTGAAACTGCTTCACCTTTATTTGTAATAATCCCATCATTAAATCTTGTAATATTCTTTGATTGATGTTGTTGAATCAAATTACCACCAAACAAAAAACTAATAGGATTTAAATTATACTCACCAGAAAGTAATCCCGCCACAGAATCAACAAAATCAGATAGTCCACTAATAAATTTTGAAAATCTAGGGCCATCTAAAAATTTAACAATGTTATCAACTACATTTCCAATTAAATTTTGTATCTTTGGAGAAGAAACAATTCGGAAAAATGCTCCTGAAATTCTTCTACTAATTGCTTCAAATCTAGTTAAAACACTTCTTCTAGTTGCTTCATCAATTCTATTTCTTCTACCTATATGAGAACGTAAATATAATTCTTTTTGAAGTTCCGAAACAGTTTTTCCAGTAGCTTGTGCTAATGCTTGACGTTGGTAAGTATTTAATTTAGATAAATCTCCTAATTTTTGAACTTGGTCTAAAATAGCATTATTTGCACCAACGATATCATTTTGAAAAGCTAATTGTCTAGCTCTTTGTAAATTCAATTGCCCGCCTAATAAAGCACTTGCTTTAAATTGTGCAGTTATTGAAGAACCCAAATCTAATAATCCTTTAGAAACTTCTGCGGCATCAGATAATGAAATTCCTAATCTAGTTGCTTGAATTCCTTGTTCTTTTAATTGCTTCAATCCCAGCCCGAAACTATTAATAACAGTATCATAACTATCCGCTATATTCTGTACAACAGCAGGGCCGATTCTACCTAAACTATTAATAAATTTTTCAGTTATATCAGATGCTTGAGAAATAGATGCATTAGTTTCTTGCCCAATAATTCTAGTCAATTTGGTAGCTGTTTCTACTCCCAATCCAAATCTATCCGCTATTGTAGCAACATTACCAACCAATTTTCCACTCAAAGGAATTGCTACAGAAAATTGTTTATATAATTCGTTTGCCGCTTTTGCCGCTTCTTCTACATTACCTCCCAGTATAGATGATGAATCAACAGCATTAATTAATACAGTATTCAATGAATTATCCAATACACCAGATGTTTTCATTACGTCAGAAACCGCATTATCAATTTTCATAAATTGATCTACAACTGCTTTTCCAGCCAATACAATACCCGTCAATGCACCAATTCCAGCAAATTTCAAACCAGTAAATACTTTAGAACCTAATTCTCTGAATGTAGGAGAATTTAATATATTAGAAACACCATCTTTTGCTGCTTGGAATGTTCCTGTTATTTCACCTTTAATATCACTAGTTAATTCTTTTAATTTTTCCCCACTAAAAAATCGTTTGAAACTGGTTGCAATCCTACCATAAGATTTCTCAATATCTTGAGTAACTTTAAGTTCATCCTTTTTTTGCTTTAATAATTTTTCAGAGGCTTTGTTTAATGCTTTTCTGCCAGCATAATGCTTCTGAACAGTTTCTTCTATAACTTTTTCTATTTCAGAAACATCAGTAAGTCCTTTGGTTAAATCATCAACCAATTTCTTTACATCATCAAACCCTTTCCATTGTGGCATAATTTATCAATATTTATTATTGTTCTTCTTATAAATATAAAGACATAAAAAAACTCACTGATTAGTGAGTCTTTTTATTTACTTCATTTTCCACTTTTTTACGTTCCTTTTCTTCTTCATTTTGTAATTTGCTGTGTTCTGCAAATAATACATTCCGTTCAGCAACACTCATATTCATCATAGATTCATATGAATACCCTGGATTTTTTCGTAAAAAATAGAATATTTGTTTCCGTAAATCTACCCTATACTTATCTGGTAGGGTAAAAAAAGTTAATCCCTAATGGGATTTCCACCTCCTCACCCTCGATTTCCGTCGATAAATCTACATCGGGTGTAATTACTTCAACAAATGTTCTAAGTGCTAAACTATCTCTGGAAGGCATTTCTTTGGAAAATTCTCTAATAGCTTTTTCATTTTGTTCTCCATCAATTGCTTTTATAAGATGTGCCAATCGCAAAGAAACTGCTCCAACTGGACTACCAGATTTTCTTAACGCATTAATTTCATCTGTCAATGCTTTTATATCATGCCCATTTGGAATTTTAATAGTAACTTTTTTACCACTCACAGGAAGTTCGTATTCTATAAATGGCGTATTATCAAATAATTCAGGTTTTCCTCTATCATTTACATCTGATAAGTCTACAGTGTATTCCTTTTTATTATAGCTAAAAGAATATTCAGGCCCGTAACCCAATATTCTTGTTTGTAGAAGTGCTTTTTCTTTATCTCCAATTGTTAAATCTAATTGGTCGATATTTTTATCTACTATAACACTTTCCAACAATTTATCAGTTACTATTTCATTTTCAATATAACTTTGTGTAGTAAGTATATCTTCTTCTTTAGCAGTCATGTATTTCAATTCTAATTGACCAGATGCTAAAGGATGATCTTTTGGATACAATTTACCTTTGGATGGTAAATCTATTATTTCTGTTAACATATAACTATTTATTTTATTTATTTATTGTAATTCCCAATCATAAACATCAAAATTTAATCCTTGCAAACTATATAATGCTGCTTGTGATGAACTATCATAACCTCTATGTTCTCTGTCAGAAGTATAAACATCTTCTACTCTGAATGTTTTTCCTCTATATTTAGAACCGTAATTTTGAATAGCATTATCAGTTAATTCTACTTCATCTCCAACTTCATAACGTTGTTCAATACGCTCATTTAAAAGTTTTGATGTTTCCGTTAATTTATTTTCTGTTAAATAATTTCTTAAATCGAATGCCATAAGTATATTTATTAATAATTTAGAACTGCGTAATCGTATGATATAGTTGCTTGAATATCTATCAAATCATCTGTAGCATAATCCAATTCATTCCAATTCACATTTTGAAGGAATGAACCATACAATTTCCATTCTTCAACTATAGTTTCATCTGCACCAATAAGATTCAATGTAATATTCTTTTTGTATGAAGAAGCATATCCTGATATACCTGTGGTAGATTCATAATGTTGTCTGAACCACTCATTAACTTTTTGAGCACCAGATGGAACAATAGGATCTTGAAATGTAATATCTATTGTTTCCCAACTATATTTTCCAGCATAAAATCGTTTAGTATTAATATAATCTACTTCTTTTCTTGTACTACTAACATTTGGTCGTTGAGCAGTTTTAATAATATAAGCAGGTATTCCATCTATTTGAAGTTGAAATCTGTGCTTATACTTTGGTTCATAATCTACATAAAATATGTTATCAACTGTTGCCATTTAAATTCCTCTTTAATTGTTTATTATAAATATTAAATCAATAAATTTTATTGTGGAAATTCTGCTCCAGTAGGCATTACATTGAAATCTAATACTATAAATTCTGCAGCTTTAACTGGTTGGATATAAATTTTACCAATTAATTGATTTCTATCAATAACTTCTGGTGTATTAACAGTATCATCAATTACAATTCTATATGCATACAATCCTTGTTGTTGTTGAACTTGGTCTAAATAAGGTTCAGTCAAGTTCAAAAATCTATTTCTCAATGCATTTGTATTTTGGTCAAATACTAAGAATCTTGAAGTAGATGCTACAAACTTTTTCAAATTAATTAACAATCTACGAACATTAATTCTATCCAATGCAGATGATTTATCTTGTAATGTTTTTTGTCCCCAAGCAACAATTCCTTGACCTGGATATGATACAATTGGATTAACTTTAGCATCATACAGATTATCCATATCTGCTCTGTATAATCTTTTATAAATATCAACTGCACCGTTGATACCACCTCTGTTTAATCCCGCAGGCGCGAACCATTCAGATGATATGCTATCATTAAATGCAAACACACCACCGATTACTACAGAAGGAGGAACCCATACAGGTTTTTGAGAAGTAGAATCAACTACCTTTACCCATGGGTAATAAGTTGCCATATAAGATGAATCATAATGTGATGCATGTTCAATTGCTGTATTAATACTTTGACCGTACCATGTTAAATCAGAAATATAAAATGCATCTCCTCTATCTTCAACTATTTCTTTAGCTCTTGCTACTACAGATGTTCCATAATCTCTACTTACTCCTGGAGTTAACAATAAATTATAATCAAATTCCAAAGGATTTTGAATCACATTTAATGCCTTTTTATATGCTACAGAACCACTTGCATTAGCATCACTCAAATCGAATCCCAATACATTAGATGTAGTTACATCTCCTGCCAATTTTTTATCTTTATTTGGATTTCCACCATCAAAACCACCTTGGAATCCAAATGTAAATCTTCTATTTGATTGATCTGTAGAAGATGTAGCAGATGCCGCAAACAATGAAGATGGTAATGAAAATGCAGAACCAGTAGCTGTTGCTCCATCAGCAACAGGAGCCAAATAAGGTTCCCAATCTTTAGAATTATCAAAATCAATTCCGAAATGAGTTTTTGTAGAACCAGTCACATCACCACCTGCACTTAATACAGGAAGTGCTGGAACATCAGATGAATCCAATGGTTTATAATACCCACCAAATCCCGCAGGAACTACTGTTTCTGGCAAGGATTCAGGATTAGTCACCATTTCAACTCGAATGTAAGATGAATTATTAGGATAATCACCGTTTGGAACTAATCTATCATCTGAATCTACTGTTTGATATTTATCTCCAATCTTTCTTGCTATATAATTAGGAGAAGATGGATTTAAATTACAACCTGCAAATGTTTCCAATACTTCAACATTACTATCAGTATCAGTTAGATTTCTAACAACTACATCAAATCTTCCAAAATCAGTATTAAGTTCTGATGCTCTTTTTACATTTTCTATAGATATTTTTACTTCCCTATTAGTATCAGTTCCATCATTCAATGTATGGAATTTAAATAAATTATATTTAGTTCCAGATAAATCTTGTGATTTAACCCAAGGTGTTTTAGAACCAGTAATATCTTGATTATCAAAATCAAATATTTGAGATGAATTTGAAAGAGTTGCCCCATCTAAATTTTGAAATGATTGTGAATTAGTTGTTCTAAAATCAGCATATACATAGGCTCCCTTTGAACCCAATGGATTAGTACCGAAAACTTTTGTGAAATAATTTTCATCAGTTGGATTAAATGAAGCAGTTACTACACCAATTCCACTTCCACTTAAATAAACACTTCCAGCAGTAGAACCAGTTTCAAATGTTCCCACATCAATTGTAGTGCCACCATTTGAAGGTGCTAAAAATACAGAAGAAGTTACAGATGCAGATGATACTGTCAATACTGAACCAGTATGTGCGTATCCTCCCAAATTTCCAACTCTAACTACAGTTACAGAAGTTGCATTTTCCAATACATTCTTAACTGCGTATGTTGCATAATATTTTTCATTTTCACCACCAAATTTATTTCTAAATTCTTCTATAGAATTTATATTAGTTGGTATAAAAGCGGGTCCTTTTGGAAAAGAACCTACTATTGCAGTTCCAATTTCTGCAACTCCTTGTTGTAAAAATGATAAATCGTTTTCTCTTGTAAATACTCCAGGTGATATAAATTTTTCAGCCATTTAGTTCTCCGATTACTTTAAAGTAATATATTCTTTTTTAATTAAAATTGTAATAAATAAAACTATTGATATTAATCAAATGATGTTTTAATTTGTGGTTCTTTTTGTGAATCTTCTGATGGGATATATACTCCTTTATCCAAATCAACAGTTCCATTCTTATATTTAGATTCCAAACTGTTTAATAATTCTTTTTCTTTATTCTTTAATTCAATGTATTGATTATCAACTTGTCGTTTGCGTTCTTCCAACTGTCTTTCAGAAATTTCAATCTTACCAAATTCAATAAGTAATTGTTGATTAGATTGTCTTATTTGTTGTATAGATTGTAATTCTTTATCCGATAATTTTTGCTCTGTTGCCATAACTATTTTAATATATATTTTTTCTTTACGTTATCTTCACTCTATAAATATAAAAAAAGATCCAAAATATTTCAAAAAATATATATTTTAATCTCTATTTTTAGATATCGCCTTATCTAATTCATCCAATGATGTTATATTATTCAATCCCGTTTCGGTTTCAGTTATCAAAACTGTCTTTTGATTTGTATATCCTTTCTTTATAATTTCATCATTTTCTGAATCTTCTACATTATCTGGAAGCAAATATCCTTTTACATTTAATGTGAATGTAGTTTTAACAATTTTATCCTGTCCTTCCGCTACATCAGTATTTGTTGAAAAAGAATCTATTTGAGAACGAAACTTTCTTTTTCCTTTAGGTCCCCAATATTCATATGAATTCCAATTTAATTGTTCTATCAACTGGTTCATATGAGAAACGTAATCTGTCCATATAATAAAATCATAATCTATTTGAACATGGTCTCCCACTCTAATTTTATATAATTCTTGAGTAGGTTCCAATCCCAATTGTTGAGAAAATTTATCAAATCTATTTTTGTCACTGTATCCAGATGATACAATTATTCTTTCATGTTTATTAAATTTTCTATTAAGAGAATCATTTGGTGATAAATCATTACGTTTGAACATTATCAAAGGTAATTGAATTTGCCCTTTTTGGTCTTTAAAATATCCATTTTTTTGTGCTTGATTCCATTTTTCAGGATTACCATAAATAACTGGTACTGATTTTTTAACTCCATCAGATGATACTACTGTTAAATTAATTTCTTCCAAATATGAAAGTATAGCAATATCTACATCAGTAATAGTTACAGATTCAGGTTTATATTCCGAATCGGTTTTACTTACCTGCTGTGCTCTATTTAATTCTGATTGAGGATTTGAACCTTCTTCTAT